GGAGTACTACCGTTCAGAAGTGGATTGCTGAAAAGATTGGAGGCGTTTATACTGTGCTTGGTTGGGACTTGAATGCTCTCACGGCGCAGCGTGTACCTGTGAAGATGTGGTGATAAAATGAAACAACAAATTGAGATGAAGAGCAACAACGAACAAATGGCAAACACCATGTCGAAGAGCGGTTTTACATTTTACACCGCCTTGCATGAACTGCTTGACAACGCTATCGTTAGCGCAAAGAAAATCAGCGTTGAATTGTATGTTGAAAACGATGGCATGCGAGCCATTCACAACGTCACGGTGACCGACGACGGTAGCGGCATCAGCATGGGTGAACTCGCTGAAGCCTTCGCAGTTGGCGCACGTACGAACCAAGGCATCAATGAACACGGTGTGGGAATGAAAAGTGCAATTGCCTACTTTGGTAACATGAACATTGCAGCCGGGTTGGATTACATCTTGACCTACGATGGCATTGATTGCTTCGCAGTTGAAGGCTATGAGGGAAACACCCTTCACATTGATACGGGTATTACTCCGCCTTGGAGCCATACCGGTACTGAGATTTCAATGAACGTGATGCTGAATGTGTTCGCAGCGCAACGAATTACTACACTCAAAGAATCCTTTGGTGTTAGGTATGGCAACTTCCTGAGTGGTGGGGGTAGCATCACAATTCAGGAGTTCGATATTCACACAGGGCAGCCCCTTCTGAATGCGAAGAACCAACCTGAGATTATTCATGTGCTTCCAATTCATCCTCCCTACTTCCACCCCACGACGGGTACGAACGTACACCTGCTGAAGAAGGAGATTGTGACACAGAATGTCGTTGCTGATTTCATCATCGGTATGAGTGCAGAAAACGAAGAAGGGCCGTGGAAGGCTTTGTCCTACGGTGGTGGTATTGACATTGTGCAGAACGACCGCGTGGTAGTGCATCGCTCATACGAACCCCTGACCGAGTGGAGGCCCAAGAACCACACTTCACTCAACCGTCTAATTGGACAACTCATTGTGAAGGAAGGTCACATCCCCACGACTCCAAAGAAAGACAATGTGCAGCAAACCGATGAATGGCTCGCCATCAAGAAGGGCATTGCTGCCGCCATTCTCGACCACAAAATCACGGCATTCTTCAATCCGCCTGATGATAACGATGAGTACGACAACCTTAGCGAGTCATTGATTCGTGACGGTTTGGCCGCGTACTTGTCAGACGTGAAGTTGCCCACGGGAGAATCCGTTTGGTCTGATGTGAAGACGGAAGAATCCACGGACACAAACCTAAGCATGGACGTGACGGCCATGAACGGAAGCGACCTGTATGTGTTTGAAGTGAAGAAAGGGAACTTCAACGCACAAGATATGAACCAACTCATCGGCTACATGGTAACTGTTGGGTCGAAGCGTGGTGTGGTGTTTGCCAAGACCGTTCTCGCAAACGCGAAGAAGCAGTTCGATGAACATTGGAAGCCGTTGTTGGGCGATGATTTCGTCGTCACATACGCAGACAATTCCGCACCCATATACAAAATCGTGATGGGTACGTATGTGAAGGTAGGTGAATGAAATGAAGTGGAAGATTTGGGAACGAGTGATGAACACACCTGAGCGTGAGCCGATGGTACGCTACTGTCAATGCGGTGGCCGTAAGACCCGTCAGACGACGCTTGACGAGTTCTTCGACATGACGCCTGAGAGTCAGCAGCGACTCTTTCCCGTACCCGTGAGGTCTTACCGTGTCTGAGATTGAAAACGCCGTGTGCGAGAAGATTCAGCAGCGGGCTGAAGTCGGTAAAGCCAAGTACGGGGTCACGATGGAGAGGGATGACCTTGACCTATTCGCGTGGCTTCAGCACTTGCAAGAGGAACTGATGGACGCAGCCGTGTACGTCGAGCGTCTGATGAGGGAGGTGAAAGACCGATGAGGTGGAATCCCACGGGTGATGATAGTCGCCAAAGCATTGACGAGTACGAGGCCGAGACAGGCCACACCGAAGAGGCTGAGTGGTACAGGCGTAGCAAGTACGCTTGGAACCCCAACGACCAAGACGGCACGATTCTGCGTGTGTCCAAGTCAAGCCTCGGTGACTTCGGGTGGTGTCCACAACAGTACTACATCAAGCGATTCTTGCGCATCCCTGATGAGCAAACCGATGCAATGACTCGCGGCAGTAACGTCCACGATTTCGTTGAGTTCTTTTGGTCTGATTTTAATTCCGAAGAGGAAGTCATGACCTTATATAAAGCAGGGAAAACCGACGCCGCCCGCGATTTGTTTTACTCTCAAAGTACTCCTAACCCACCTGAGCCGTACGAGTTTGGTGAGCCTGAGCAGATTCAGCAATGGCTTGAGTGGCAGTATCAACGACTCATCCACGGTGGTACGAAGCATTGGCGACCCGTCGCCGTGGAAGCACATGTACACGCTAACAGGTACGTCGAGGTTGACGGGGAGCGCATTCCCATTCACCTGTCCGGTTTCATTGACTCCATCTTCAACACAGGTCATGGAACGTACGCACTCATGGAGTTGAAGACAGGCAAGTGGAAGGAACGCAACGGCATGCCCAAGATGCGTAAAGAGATGGCGTTTTATCAGATGTTTTTGAACAACAGTCCCCACGGTGAGTACCTACCGATTTCACATTGGGGGTGGGAGTTTCCCGGCGGTGCTGAGAACGGTGAGCGCAACGCCATTGTGTACGAGGGTGCGCTGAGCCGTACGCTGACGAGCGTGGAGAACGCACTCACGAAGTTGGTAGCAGCGCACGTTAGCATGGAGTTCCCGCCTGACCCTTGGCTTGGTAAGCCGAAGGCAGACGTACCCCTTGAAGAGCAAACGCTCAAGTGCAATTGGTGTTCCTACAAGGAGCATTGTGATTTTTGGTCGGTGACCGATAGATTCCTTGACACATTGGAGGAAGAATGAATGAAAGATGACGTTGAATACATTGAGAGCAGGCTGCAAGCGGAGGTGCCTCCGCCTCATCAGGTGCAGGTACGCATGAGCGCACCAAGGGGGCTGCTACCGGGCAGGAACATGTTTGTTCGCTCGGTGCTGAAGCAGTACACTCTTGACTTCTATGACGAGGACAATGAAGGGCTTGGGTACTACTACATCGTACAGTACACCCTCACCCCAAATGTGTTTGAGAAGCACGACGTACTCGTTGTGTTGAACACACTCATTTCAGACCTTGAGGCCTTGACGAACAAGTGGTGATGATGTGGCTTTTATCCCCATTGACTTTCCCCGCGAAGTGCTTGAATTGCCAAGCGGAGGGGAGCGTGGGTGGAGGCGCATTGTACGTACCCCTGAAGAGTTGGAGTCGTATTGGCGTGGTAAGAGTGGCTCAGGTAACGTGTACATGACCGCTTACGGTTACAACAAAACCGCACCGCCGAAGCATCACCGTGTTGACTACAACACTCCGCGCATTCATCACTTCGTCATGGACTTTGATTGCAAGGACTTCAAGGCTAAAGGCGTGGACGTTTCCTTCGACAAGCCGCACGATGAGGTACGCAGGCTACACAAGCACCTGATGAAGAGCAACACCATGCACTTCGTGTGGTTTAGTGGCGGTGGTTTCCACGTATGGATTCCCCTTGACCGTACGCTTGAACCCACAACAGGTGGCGAGTTGTCTCAAATCAAGTACACAGGCCGCCTGCTCATCAACGAATGGGAACGGGACATTGGTGTGCTTCGCTGCAACGACCCTACCGTAGCGTTTGACACAAGCGGTATGATTCGCATACCCAACTCGTACAACGCTCGTCGTGACTGTTGGGGTGTACCGCTGACAAGCGAACTGATTGAATCAGCCTCATACGACGACCTGATGAACTTGGGTATGGAGGCCCACTCAGGCTACGTGCAACTTGGTGAGGTACCACTTCAGTTTGAAGTGAAAGAATCCATGCTCACGCAAATGATGAACCTTGAACCCGTTGACCTACCCACCACAACACTCTCGGACATTCACGTACTGCCGTGTCTTGCACAAGCAGCAATGGGCGAAGGCAACCCTACGCATCGTGAGCGTTACCACTTTGCGACCTATCTTGCAGATAGGCTGCGCATGTTCTTCCCGCATTGGCGAATTGATGAACGGGAAAAGGAAGAACACATTCGCACCATCTGTTCGTTCATCGCTCAACAGGGATGGGTGGACTACGACACATCACGCACAGAAGAACAGGTGCGAAGTATCGTAGCCACCGGCTACTCAAGTGCCACCTGTGCCACGCTTTATCAGGAAGGGTACTGCGTGGGCAAGTGCATGTACTATGATGGAACAGGAGGAATCTGAATGCCTGTAATGTGGTGCGAAGTCTGTAAAACAAAAGGCAATCGAAAGAGCCGCCGAGTAGCAACAGGCCAAGCATTCATCTGCGCGAAGTGTCGCTTTGGCCCGCCTCCGAATGAATGGCAATGTACGGCTCTCAGTAGGACTAAGAAGCGATGCGGAGCGTGGGCACAGAAGCAACATTCCACCTGTGCCACCCACAACACGGGGGGACGCTGATGCCGAAGCCTGAACTCATCATTGACTCAAACGAACGTGGCCTCCTGTGTGAGTCCGTCGAGCGGAAAGCGGAGAAGGCAGGGCTTGTCGTTATCCGCCAATCGCTCGTTGTAGGTGACTACCAACTCGGCGGTGCATTGGTCGAGGCCAAGAGCATCAACGACCTGTTCCTGTCCTCGCATAGCGGCCACCTGTGGCGACAACTCGACAACATGGACGCCAACTTTGAGCGGTTCTTCCTCGTCGTCCACGGCTCAATTCAGAAGTACCTCGCGCAAGCCAAGGCTTCGGGCAAGAAGGTGTCCTACTCGCGGGTGCAGAACGAACTCATGGGTACGCTCGCTCGCATCATGGCTGACTTCGATTGTCAGGTGTTGTACACGTCTGATACAAGCGAGGCTGCGTCATTCATCGTGCGCTTGCATGACAAGTTGCACAAGCCTGCGAGCGCACACGGCGCACATGCGTTAAGGCGTGTTGCGTCAAACGACATTCGCATGGACATGCTGATGGCCGTACCGGGTATTGGACGTGAAATCGCTGAGCGACTGCTTGACACATGCGGAAGCGTCGAAGAGATGGCCCACCCTGAGTCGTTAAAGCAGGTCAAGGGCTTAGGTGAAGTTCGGAGGCGACTTCTCATCAACGTACTGACAAGCGAAGAGCAGGTCAAACAAGAGAGGACTGTCCGTCGAAGTATATAACCAAAGAAAGGAGAAGGAGATGAGCAACATGGAGCCACGAAATTACACCGCCGTACAGAAGCATGACATTCTCAATGCATACCTGCATCACTTCTCGCAAACATCAATGCGAAACGAAGTGCCGGGTCTGCTCTCATTCTTTTTCATTCAAGGGCAGGCTATCCTGCCCTACGTTCGCATTCCCACGGGGGACACACACCTTGACCCTCGCGTACACGTGTTTTGGATTCAACCTTCACGTACAGGTAAATCAATCGCATGGAACTTCATTAGCGACGTGTGCAATGAGGCAGATGTACCCATTGAGTTGTTCGCATCAGGTACAGACGCAGGGCTGATTGGCTCAACTGAAGCGGTATTGGACGACAACGGCAAACCAACGGGTGAGTACGAAACGGTGGAAGGGCTACTCGCGGGACGCAAAGCCATCAACTTTGACGAAGGCTCCATCATTCTCAATCCGGGTAAGCACAGTCAGGAAACAGTTCTGTACTTGCAGACGGCTTGCAATCCCGTAGGTAGTGGAAACAACACACTTGTCAAGCACATGAAGGGAAACAAGGTTGAGGCTGAGTCAAGCGTTTCAATGTGGATTACCACCTACCCGCCCAAGGGCGTAAAGGAGTACGTGCTGACCAAGGGTATCTTCCAACGTGTTCTGCTCTATTGGCGTCATTGGGACATGGACGAGCGACAGGGCGTGAGTCAGAAACGACTCAGTACATTTTGGCGAAAGCCCGTCGCCATTGAATACTCGCGTGAAGACCTGTACGAGTACTTCCGTGAAACGCAAAAATGGGTACGAGACAAGTTGTTGAATCTCGCTGAAATCACTTTCACAAATTGGACTGAACTATCAAGCAAAGAGCAAGAAGAAGTCGTTCAAGCCCACATGTGGGACATGTTCACGGCTGACGCCGACTACGAAGTTGCTCTTCATCAAGCATCTGAAGAAGTGTACGACCTGCTACGTGACATGGACCCATCCATGTCTGAAATCGTAGCGTCGTTCACCCCCGCCATTGAGAATTACCTCGGTATCTTCTCGCTTCACATGGCCGTGCTTGAGCGCAGCGACGTGATTCTCGCCCGTCACGTGGACATGGCGCACGAAATCCTGATTGATTTGTTCGTGAACCTCATTTCATGGCTTGAGGATTCTGTTGAAATCGGTGGCAACAAGGGCAAGGAGCAGAAGGTACTCAACGACATGCTGAGTGCATACAACGCCTGTCAGCCGTACGAGATTGAAGGTGTGGACGGGTGGCGACGAAAGCAGAACGTCACTTCAGCGTACATGAGTGGCACGGGTCTTTCCAAGAGTTCCGCTGAGCGGCACTTCAAGGACTTCGGAGGGAAGTTGTTTAGCACCAAGAAGGATAGCGGACGCATTTACTTGCGCAGGAAGGGTGATGCCTGATGCCAAGACGGTGTGAGTATCGGTACAAGTACTTCGGCGGCATGGCCGAGGCGTGTTGGGACTACGACGATGAGGAACCACTCCCTGTCGAAGAGTTGATACGTGTCACTCAAGTGGTCAAAGACACAGGTGATGTGGAGGGGAAGTTCCTACTTTGCCCTGCCTGTTTCAAGAATGCAAGCAGCCGAATGAGGAAGTGGGAGTTGGTGCAACAATGACTGATGTACTCGCACTCGACATTGAAACTGCCAACTACTCGTACGAGATTGGCGGGTGGGACAAGACCGCTTCGTTTGAGCCGTCCGTGGTCGCTACGTGGGACGGCGTGCAAGGCACGGTGTACTGCAACAAGGCCGTTTCAGTTGAGGCTGAAATAAAAGACCTGCACCCACGTACGCTTGGGGATGACCTTGCGAAGCACGTCGAAGGCGGTGGCGTGGTGCTTGGACACAACATTCGCAAGTTCGACCTGCCCATCCTACGTGACGCACTCGACTGTTGGACTGCGGGTGATTTGCTCGGCAAGACCGACGCTATCATTGACACCAAGATGCTCGTACAGAAGGCGGGCCTCATCGTGGAGGGTGGCGTACAGTCGTCACTCGGTGACTTGGTGAAGCACACGCTTGACGATGCCAAACTGATGAGCAGCCACGATGCTCCTGAAGCATGGCGAGCAGGTAGGTACGATGAGGTCGCGCAGTACTGCCTGAGCGATGCACAACTCACACACGACCTGTACACGTTCGGCAAGTCGAACGGCTACATTCGCTCCCGCGTCACGAAGACGGGGGAGGTCATTGACTTGGAGGTGGAATGGTGAGCGAAGATAGCAACAAGAGCAAAGCACAGGTACACAACATCAGGGCAGCGAAGACGGTGGCTGAAACAGTCAAGTCAACGCTTGGTCCGTTGGGTATGGACAAGATGATGGTTGATGGCGGCGGCAACGTCATTGTCACCAACGACGGAGCGACAATCCTACGTGAGTTGGACGTGTCGCATCCGGGCGGGAAGATGATTGCTGAGATTGCCAAGACGCAGGAAAGCCTGTGCTACGACGGTACGACGAGTACGGTCGTGCTTGCGGGTGCGCTGCTTGGGAACTCCGAGTCCCTGTTTGAGAAGGGGCTGCACCCCAACGTCATTTGCCGTGGCTACCACGAAGCCGCTCAAATGGCGGTGAAATATCTTGACGATGAGGTGACGATGGAATCCAACGACATGCTCGCATACGTGGCTCGTACGGCCATCACGGGCAAGACGTTGGAATCGTCCATTGACACCGTGTCTCAACTGTGCGTGGACGCCGTGACCAAGGCAGGCGGGGACGCTGAGAGCGTCAAGGTCGTGTCGTTCCCCGGTGGCTCCATTGAGGATTCGTACCTGTACGGTGGCATCATCGTGAACAAGGACTACGTGCTTGAGTCTGATGAAGGGGACTACTCGTCCATTTTGCTCATCAACACAGGCATGGACCATGAGAAGAGCGAGGATAACGTGCAGGTGCAGATGGATGCTGCGTCGTATCAGTCCTACAAAACCGGCGGCAACGCCGCTTTGCTTTCACAGTCAAAGAACGTAACCGATGTTCTGCCAAGCGGCGGTGTCGTGTTCGTGCGTGATGGTGTGAACGACCACGTGTGCGCCGCGCTGAAGAAGGCGGGCATCATGGTCGTGCGGCGTGTTCCTGAGTCCACCATGCGTGCCCTGAGCCGTGCTACGGGTGCGACCATCCATCAGACGCCTTCCGACGCGAGCGAGGCTACACAGGCCACCGTGCGCCGTGAACGGCACAACGACGTGTGGTACCTGTTCGTGGAGAACGACCATGTGAGCAACGAGGCTACACTCGTTCTGCGCGGTGCGACGACGCACACGCTTGACGAAGTGGAGCGAGGCTTCGATGATGCCCTTGGCGTCGTGTCGCTTGTCATGCGCGACGGCAAGGTGGTTGTGGGCGGTGGCAATGCATACGCTCGCATGGCTATGCACCTGCGTACGCATGCAAGCACCATCGGTGGACGCGCTCAGATGGCGATTGAAGCCTTCGCTGACGGCTTGGAGTCCATCCCCGCCACCATCGCTGAGAACGCAGGTCACGACCCTCTCGACACCATCCTCGCCATGCGCCACGAACTGATGAGCGGTAACGTGCTTGCAGGCCCGGACGTGGAGAACGGTGGCGTGAAGATGCTTGACGACGTGGTGGAGCCTGCTGCGCTTGTGCGTCAGGCCGTTCTGAGCGCAGCCGAGGTCACCAACGCCATCCTGCGCATTGACGATATCATTGCACGTCGTGGTGTTGAGTGATGGCGGTTTGCGTCAGTTGTAGTCGCTCATGCTTGCAGGAGCATTTGGTTGACGGTGATTGGTGCATTGACTGTTGGGACCGTGAGTACGATGGGGAGACTCCTTGACCGTCTCAAATCAAAGTGCAGGCGATGTGGGCATTGGCATATCCCACGTCGTTTAACTGCGAAGTATTTGGACGAAACACAGGAGCGAATTAACCTGTACCAATGCCGCGAGTGCGGCCACTATTGGCCTACGCAGCCTGCCAAGCCTGTACCTGAGCAAGCGTAGGCGCGGTGCCGAAGCCCGATGGGGGCCAAGCCGAACTGTCGTATGTACCGTTCACTACCAATGGGTAGTCCACGAACTCCTGATGAGTGAGGTTCGTATTGGCAATAATCGCTTCTTCGACTGTACGCATCAAGACACCTTCCTAATCATGCAATAATTCTGAAAACCGATGGTTGTTGGGGAGTTCTCAAAGCATTCCATTGACGAGAACGACATGTTCCAATACACAACAGGTGTGATGATATCACCTGCCTGAAGGTCAAGAACTCGCACAAGAGTATTCTGCATTGATGATGAATACGTCATTTGAACGGGGCCGAGTTCAGTCGTCGCTCCCCGTGTGACCCACATACGGGTGTAGTTCGTGTAGGACGAAGACCACGCCAAACCCCAACCTGCCGTTGCGTTCCTGAACACGATGCTCAGAATCATCTCGTATGTTCCCGCCGCATTGATGGTGATTTGGCCGAGCGTAGCGTTGTAGGTCGGGGCAGTTCCGCTTGATGTTCGTGCAACAAAGTTCGTGAGCGTATTCCAAGAAGCCTTCGTGCCTGCCGTCATGTTCACGCCGTTGGAGTCAAGGAGCAGCAAATCAGGGGCAGGTGCGCTCGTCAGGTAGCCTGCCGCACCGTGGTCGCCCCATCCGTAGGCAGCGTTCCAATTCGTGCGCTCGGCTGATGTGGTGACGAGGCCTGAGCCTGCGTTGGTGATGGAGGCTGCGGGGGATGCGCTGAACACAGGGTCCGTCTCAGTCACAGACACGGCACCAAGCGCGGTGTCAATGCCTGTGAGGTGAGCCTCAACGTCAGCGGAAGCAGCCGTGTAGTTCGTTGGTGTAGCCGCCACAGGCACTTCGTCGGCGTCTTGGTCTGCCGTCGCTGATGTTTCGATGCCTGTCAATTTTGTACGCTCGGCAGAAGTCATCATCACGTTGGTCGAGCCATCGGCCAAATCGTCAGCGTCGAGTACTACCGCGCCCGTTTGCGTGTTCACCGAAGTAACCGCGCCCGCACTTGCAAGCGCGGTGTCAATGCCGCTCAGGTGGCCTTCAACGGTGGCTGCTGAGGGCGTGTAGTTCGCTGCACTTACCGCAGCGGTCACTTGGCTATCGTCAACAGTCAGCGCACCTTGATGCTGCGTAACGGACGACTGTGTGATGTTGGCGTCCGGTACGTTGGCCCACACCACATGAGCGGTCAAGTCATTTATTTCAGCCTGAAGTGCAGAAGCAATCAAATTACGTTCACTAACCGTGATGATAGCACCTGAGCCTGCGTTGGTCACGTCGCTGAGTTCGGTGACGCTATCCGTAGCGTGAATCACCTTCTTGTCGGTCCCTGCATCGTCTGTGAAATAAAGGCGGTTCGGTGCATCGCTTTTGACCCATAGCAAACCTTTGCCTGCTGCGGTGGTGTGACCCGTGGCCGCGACGTTGGCTTTCTCGTCAATGACCAAACCGGTTGGGTCAATGAGGCCGCTCACGTTGAGTTTGCCGTTGATGGTAAGCGCAGCAGGACTTGAGGCCCACGTAAGGTTTGCATCGCTTGTGAACCCACCTACACCGTCAGACAACTGCACGTAGCCTGAGCCGCCGTGTGCGTTGGGCGACACCGCACCGCTTGCGAAGATGACGCTTTGCCAATTGGTGCCGTCGTACACGAAGACACCGGCTTCCTTGCCGTCCAACACCGCACCAAGCCCACCGTTGTCGAAGGTGATGGAGTTGGTGCCGTGGGCTGCGTGGTTGCTCACGAAGACCGTGTGGCCCGCAGGGAACGTGCCGGTCGGGTTGAACTGATGCGCAGCCGTGGGCGTGATGACGAATACATTACTCTCATTGAACGTGAACGTCGTGGTGGTGCTTGGCGTCAGGGACTTGATGCCCGATGGCCCAAGCACATGCGTATGGCGCGTACCCCCGCTATCCTTGGCTGAGTAGTATAGGAGTGAATCGCCGTCAGCGTTGTACGATTGCCATAGCGCACCCATGCGGCTACCCGCCAAGTCACCCGCTTCGTCGCCGGAGTGTACCGTATCAATGTCGGTAACTGCGTTGGTAGCAGCAACCGAGCCACTTGTAACAGGAGTGAAGTAAATTGGTGACGGACGAGCGAACACACGCTTGTCGTTGCATTCCTCAATCTCCATCTTGAGGTCGCCGCCTGCGCCGTTGTACACGACGCGCAGCGTAGCAAGGACGCAGGTGTTCTTGTTCGTCAGCGAGCCGGGTGCGTTGAGGAATGCAGACGGTGAGGTTGGGTAGGTGTTGCTTGCCGTGGTGACAGGCGTACCCATCTCCCAATACACATTGTCGGGCGTACCACCGTCTGATGAGACGTACACCACAACGAGGGCTTCCTGACCCGATGTAAGGGCCGTAGGCGAGCCTGTCTTGTGTACGCTTGTGGTGGTGATAGGAACATCAATGCTACCGCCGTGACCGCCTGCAAAGGAGTACAATACGCCGTCAAGGATGGCCGTACCGCCCGTGACGCGGAACGTGTACGTGTTCGTCACTTGGTCGCACGTACCGGGCAAGTTCTCAGGCACGTCACGGTCGCTATCGCCGTACGCGGTGTCCTCTTCAAGCAGAATCCCGTTACCGTGGATTCCCTCAAGGTAGTTCGTCATGGTCGGACTGAGGATATGGTCCCCGTCCGTCAGCCCATCAACGGCGGTAGCCGTGCCGGTCAGCGTCAAGTTGGCCTTCGTGTGGCCTGAAAGTGGGTTGCCTGTCATTGTTTCACCTCAAAAAAATCCGTACTCCGCAGGGTTGGCAGCAATCAATGCATTCATTTCTTCCATCATTTTCCTGTCCGGTCTTAAGTCGTGATAGGACTTAGGTAACATCACCAATCTTTCAGGGGGTATGCCTTGAGGCGTGTGAAAGTAACCTTGTTCACCGCCTACTAATCCCTCCGGCTCACCCCTAACACCAATCATCATACCCGGTGTAAAATCATCAGTACGTATATCACCGCCTGCATAGGCTCTTGCGGTCATAGGGTCATCAGTAACAAATGCCGCTTTGCCCCTTTTACCACGGTCCACAAAGGTTAGCCTCGGCTCAATACCCGTGCGCATGAATGAAACTCTATCTGTACTTGGAGTTCCATGGTAGTAATTGACTTCACCATAGGGGCTTGGGAAATCAGGGTGAAACTCACCAAGTGTGGTTTGACGCTTAAGTAACGCCCAAGCCGCTTCCATTGGCTTCATCATTCCACCTCAAAAGTTCCTGTACACCGGTACAGGGGTTGTACCATGCCCAAGTGCAGCCAACGCTGCCATTCTATGACGCCCATCATGCCCCACAGGACTGTCTGTGAACTCCCAATCGGCTCTTGGCATCACAAATCGCATGTCTTCCCCACCCATGGCCCTTCTCATGAGATTGACATAATGCTCGTAGTTACCCATATCATCTGTTCCTGTTTCTTGAAGGAAATCGTTTGGAGTCATGTGAACAACCTCAGCATCTCTTTCAAGTTCTGCTTCATGTGGTATTTCTCTTTCTTCAGGACCAAAAGACGCTCCTTCGGCTATGAATGCACCCGGAAGACCACCGTGAAGATTTTTGTCTTGTGTCCAATCTTCATCACCTTGAGTTACGAACTTGATGCCGGGGATGCCTGTGTCATACACAGGGGCTTTGAGAAAAGCCCAAGCAGCATCCATCGGCAACATCATTCCACCTCTATAACAATCTGAATCTTCATTTCATTGGACCCATTTTTCGTGAAGGGTGCAATGTTGAATCGTGCCACCGGAAGGAAGTCGTCGGTGTCGCGCATCTGCACGTACACTTCGCGCAGCGACTCGCTGAACGATTCGTCAAAGGGCACGGTTGCTTCAATTAGGACTGAAGAATCGTCAACGATGGTTACCGCAGGTACGAGCGTGATGGCGGGTCGGCCTGCTGAACCGTCGTCACTCGTTGCGGGCGTACCATCAAAGCCGAGCGTCACCTCGTTGATGTTCGCCGCCACCGTCTCAATCAGCAGACGGCGCAGGTGGTTGGAGACAGGCATCACACTTCCTCCGTCGGTCCCTTGGTCATGCCGATGGACAAACCGTTGCCACCAATTTTACCACGTGTACGGGTGCCTTTAACGCCGCCGATGAGGATAGCCGTGTTGTTCACCCTTCGACTCGTAATTGTTGTCGTCACGATGAGGTCCACTTCACCAAAGAACGACAGGTTGTGACCTACGCGCTGCACGTACGTCGAAGGACTCTCGTTGTTGCTCATGACTGTCGAGGACTCTCCGATGCCCTGCAACACTCCCTCAAGACCCGTTTCAATGTTCAGCAGCGTCAGGTCGCTTGTGGCCTCAAGCGGGTGATGGATGACTTCGGTGATGACCTTGTTATCCCCACCGTACTTGATGACCATGCCGGGGCGCATGTACGTGAGGTCGAGGTGTCCCGAAGACGTGATGGCACCCTTGCTCAAGGCCTGACCCTTGAGGATTTGACGCGCCACGCGCCGTGCCGCGTTCGTAGTGCGCACCGTATGGTCAATGACAGGTGAGGGGCTTTCGCGCACTTCCTCAGCCTGACTTTCAGCATCACTCACGGTGACAATCACCAAGTCGTTCAGGGCCAACGGTAGGCCCTGCACCGTCACGGAGTTGTCCGAGTTATCCACAGGTGATTCGCTTTGCGTACCGGTGCGCAGGTTCTCGTCAATGCTGACGTTGCTCTCACTAAACGACACGGGCACGTACAACAGGTTGCCGAACCGGTCAAGCAGGATGATGCGGCTATCGTGCCGCCCAAGGAAGCGCAGCGCGGTCATGAGGTTCGTGTTGGTGAAGTCTTGACCGACGAAGCGTGTGCTATGGTTGCGGTACGATGCGGTCAGGTTGCGCGGTCGGGACAGGCCGATGCTTGTCGTACCGTTGGTCGCGCTCTCCGCGAGTCTGATGGCGAGGTCGCTTGTGCGCAGACCTACGCCGATGGGCTGCCCAAGCCGTACCGAATCGCCGGTAAAACCAATGCCATTTAACGTGCGACCTTTCATGTTGCGGAGCGAAAAAAGCACCCCGTTGCTTGAGGTTGAAATACCATCTCCAATGAGTCGCTGCGAAAAATCAGACCCATTAAACATCAGCATGGGCTTGTTGGTGTCGGAGAGTACATCAGAACCAAAGAACGGCGAGCCTGCGAACGTGTGACCGGCTGCACTCTTGTGCGTCAGTTGGACGGTTGACTCCCCCTCCACGACCGTGTACTCACGCTCGGGCATGACTTGCAACGTGCGCGTCATGTTCTGCTCAACGGTGACCTTGGGCTTGCCGCTCTTTTGCACGCTAAGTCGCCCATAGTGAATGGCGTTGTCCACGAACACAGGCTTGCGTACGTGAGTCATGATGGCATCAGGCTCACCATCATACCGTGTGCCCTGAATTACGGTCATGGGTTAGTCGCCTCGGCAAACGGTACAGTATCAGCCCACCTACCCGAGTCGGTAAGTTCGTAGGTGTACCCCTTTCCTTCAGGTAACCCGTAGTACCGTGCTATTGATGCGGGCGTCTGATGAGAGTAGGAGTCCATAGGAGAGAGTCGTACAAGTTGTTCTCTCGGAAGTTGACTGAGAACCATTGCCTCATTCAGCCCTTCAGGTGCTTGATGCCTTCCACGAAACATGAACTCAAGTTTTCTTGGGTCACCTCGATAACCAACCCAAGGGTCAGCGGGACTACCTCTTTCCGTTGCTACACGTTTCATATCGTACGCATTTGGTAAAGTCCACCACGTACCATCCTCTTCAGTAGGAATGCGTTTAATGCCCCTACGATTTTCAGCCTGAGATAACTCAAACAATTCGTTGTGTTCGCTTTGTGGAAGTGGCTTAACACCTTCACCCATCACTTGCACAAGTCTTTCAGGACTCAATCTGCGAATCAATGTCATTTCACCATGTGGTGAAGGAAACTTCGGGTGATGTTCTCCGAGTGTGGTTTGACGTGTTTTACGCGCCATTTCTTCTTCGGTTATACCGGTACCCGGACCCCGTGTAGTCGTGGCTTTCACGATGTAATACCACGCAGCATCCATTGGACTCATTTTCACCACTTCACTTTGTCAGCCCAATACGCCGCACTCAACTTGCCCCGCTTGATGTTCTTGGCGTGGCGAGCCTTGAACGATTCACGACGCTTGCGGTATGAATCAGACTCGCCTTGCTTCTTCGGAGAGCCGGACACGCCCTGCTGACCGAAGCGAATGGTCTTGACCTTCCCGCCTTCACGGGCCACGACGACGTGGCTCTTCTTCGGATGGTTGGGCGTGCGCTTGGGCTTGTTGAAGCCGCTCACACCCGCGCGAGCAAGCCGTGGGTCACGCTCGGCTTTCTGCATGTCAAGCGGTGAGCCGCACGTTTGACACGCACCTGCGGTCGCGGGAGTCTGAGCCAAGCAGTTCGGGTTAGTACAAGTCGCCATACCGGGTTGTACACCAACCATTCGACGCTTTACGAGTACATCGCTCTTCTCGACCTTCTCTTCCTTCTTGGGCTTACCAAGGGCAATGACCACGACCATGCCTTTCTTTGCCTTCTCTTCCTTCTCGGCTTTTTGAACGCCCACCGGCATTCGGCTACGCAGGTCGTTCACCATGTTTGCGTACGCGGGGTTCCCGTATTCAAACAATTTCATCTGATTTGGGTCTTGTTGAATGGAAGACAAGAATTGCAACGTGTCACGGGCTTGCATGTAATCTGTCATACCGCCCTGCCATGCGCGGTCAGACAAATCTCCTTCCCACACGTCCAACATGGGTCGGTAGTCCTTTACTCGCTGAGCCAATTCAGCAAGTTCGTCTTTGTCCACATTACCGAATTGGTTTCGTAGGTTTATAGCGTAATTTGGTTCAAACTCGCCACGTTGGAAGTCAATGGGTACGGCACGATGACCACGGAACGAGCGGAAAGCAGGGTCAAACACTCTCACTTGTCCATCTTGCAGTCCCACGTTGGGACCTTTAGCGTCTGAAAGACTCAAAAATTGCATCAATGGGTCAGAAAGAATTGATTCCACTTCTTGTTCATGTCCGTGAAAATTGTTCCTACCCGGCCCGAACACCTTCTCCATTTGTCGTTGTTCAACCGCTCCGCGCACAGGCGTTTCAGGCACAATGGGGAGGTTCATGTCAGCAAGTGCTTGAGAAAGCGCAAGCGTAGCAAAACGGTTTGGTGAGTGAGATGAGTCATGTGGCACCTTCCGTACAGGTTGAGACTTGTCGTCGGGAATAGTAGCGGTGCGATAGAAACCTGAAGTCGTGCGGGCCTTGACAATTGTTGGTTTCCCTCCAACACCTTGCTTCTTTGCTCGCTTCCTCTTGGTGGCTGCCTGCTTTTCACCCTCGCTCATCGAGCCTGATGTACGGGGCGTCTTGGAACTGACCTTGACTGATGGGCGGCACTTAGGGTAGCCCTTGCTGCTCTTGCTTGCCTTGGAGCGGCCACAGGGCGGGTGCTTGCCGTCCTTGTCTTTGCGGCTTACGTCCACCCACTTCTCCTTGAACCAACGGCGCAAGTCCTTGATGACAAGCACATCGTGGCA